ATCAGATTATGATGAGGTTGCTGGATTTTCGCTTTGGGGCGGTATGTGGGGCAACTCTGGCAGAATACAGCCTATGCCTCATAAAGAAGCCTCTGAGAGGACTGTAGATGTACCAGCGAACCAGCCTGAGCTACCAGATGATCTTCCTTTCTAACTATGAAACTAATTTCTTTTCCTGTTGATCCTTATGTGGGTCAAATCTTTTATGAACCAGAAACAGAAAAACTTTATGAGTACTGTGAGGTCACAAGAACAGATGAACTTAATGGCAAGGTTGTTGAATCTGCTATGTGGTTCGATATTACAGAAAAGGATTTAGTTCCTTAAACAAAAGGCATTAGAGTTACAGCTTCGACTTGATCAACCGAATGATCTGTATTTAATTTGTAAGTCTGTGGGCGTAGTCGGAACACGTTTCAAACACAGAGTAGACTTGAGGTCTGGCAAATATCTATGTAAGTCCTTTCCTTTTAAGAGGCATGATGACCTTTTCATAAGTTCTGGTCAAAAGCTGCTCTTTTGTAATTTTGAGAACATTTGCCCTTTTTGTTCTGTTGCAACAACTTTGCAAAAAGATATGAGTTCCCTTCGAGGATTGCTGTCGGGCAAAAGGTTAAATACCCTCATTAGGCAGTAATAAGCGATAAAAGTCTGTAAGACCTCTACTTTTTCCCAAATATTATATATCTAAAGCGATCCCAAAAGGTCGCTTTTTTCTTTTTTACTTTAGTTTCAAGCCTTACAAGATAAGCTTGTTGATGAGCAATAAATTCTATGGCACTGCTAACAAAATGAGCTTGCTTTGCATTTGTCTGTAAAAGCTTTATTTGTTTGTTTTTCCAAACATAGCTAAAATACCAGTATTAAACAAGAAACCTTAATCTCATGGAAGAAGAAGAAAAGGATAGTCGAGATTATGTTGGACATTTTGTTCGCATTATTATTCTTGGGTGGAGCTTATCAGTGATGACTCTTGGATATATGGAAAGAATAAGGCTGGACACTTTTGCGGCTGGCCTTGTGGGGAACATAGCAAGCAGCTATGGCGTGTCTGTGAAAGGTAAGAATGGCAACCAAAAAAAACCAGTTATAGTAGATAATAAGAATAATAAAGTTGGTATCAAATGAAAAAGCTCTTATTACTTGCCGCCCTCTGTATTCCATCTGCGGCCTACTGTGACATTCAACACTCAATAACTTCAAGCGTAAAGCTAGAGAGTTTATCCGCAGCTACTTCAGCCGATAAAATTGGCTCAAGTTATAGCATCAGTGGTAACAATATAACCACTACAGATTCAAATTCAGCCGCAACTCTTGGTGGATTTGGTTCGGTCACATCAGGAACTCCAGCAATAAGCTTTCCAAGTTCAGTAACTCAGGCAACTAGCGGGGAAGCCTTTTCATACAGTACTAGCTATCTCGAAGGTGATGCTACTGCTGGGTCAGCCCCAACAGTAGGCACAGTAAGCAATTTTAGTGACCTTACTTCCACAAGTGCTGGCTCCGTAGGCACAGCAGCCGTTTCATTAGATAATCACACAATGACTCTTTCTGCTGGAACAGGAACAGGAGTTGTTCTGACTGGTCAATTTGTTACAGACTTAACTGTTGATTAATGTGGAAATATCTGCCATTTATTTTTTTTATTAGTCCAGCTTATGCACAGACTGTAGTACCAAATTTTAATTCTGCTACTAGCACATCACGCAGCGTGACAGTAAATAACCTCACAGAAAATATCCGAGAAGTTCGCTACAATTCTGGTTATACCTATAGTGTTACTGGTTCTGGTATCTCATGCGGCAACTGTGATTCAATATCCATGCCAAATGCCACAGTGACAGAAACCATCAATGGAACCACCTACGAATGGACAGGATTGAATATGAATCAAAAACCTCAATGGCAGCAAACCACTCAAGGCAACGCTTTTCAATTTTCAGAGTTTTACAAAGGCCCTTCATTAGAATCAATAATCGACATAACAAGAACAGTTCAGTCAGAAATAGTCACAGACACTACTATTATATTTTCCAACTAATAACGCTTTTTTCTTGTCTGCCTACTTATGCAAATCAAAGCACAATAGCGAATCCTCAATCGAATACAAGTTCCAGTGTATCGAATTTCGCCACGCAAGTATTAACGGGGCCTATGACAGAAAATTCCTATGGTGCTGGTATTCAATGTTCTGGAGCTACATTATCCATCAGCCCATTTGCCACAACTTCGGTTGCAGTAAAGCGTCCTCAAGACTACATTTTTCATACGCCAGTCTATAACGAAGCAACAGACTCAAATGGCAACCTCACAAATGCGGGTGAGATTCTCTACTACAGAGAAAACTACAGCGGCAATAAAGATTCTACTTCTTTAAATTTTGGGATAGCAGCTACAATATCTGTCCCACTTGACAAGCGTTTTCAAAATGCTTGCCTCAAAAGTGCGACTACTCAAGAAAAAATAATGCGGCAACAATTATCAACAGCCAGATTGAACTATGAACTCGCAAGGCTCAAGAATTGTCATGAACTCAGAGTCAGTGGTGCTGAGTATTCTCCAGAATCTGAATACTTTGACCTTTGCTCCGATATTGTAAGCAAACCTAAAATGAACCAAGTTATCCCTCATACACACAAAATTGAGCTAAACAAGTAATTTTGCTCCACTCAGAATGGCCTACAAAGTGCCTCTGGATTTCTTTGCTTATGTTTGTACCTTTGATTTATCTTTAGATTTGGACAGACGCTTAATAGCAGTCTTGATGAGGTTGGTGAGGAGCTTCAAGATGATAGGACTTGCACCCGCAGTAATAGCAATAATTGAAGTGCTGACAAGAACAGGAGAGCTAGGTACCCATTTCTCAACAAAGGTTGAATCTCTGAAGATTTCATAGCATTTACCATTCTTTACTACATGAGAAACAACGACCTGTAACTTAAGGTCATTAGGGTAGCTTCCTACTGGAATGTTATCTTCAGACGGACATTTTATAAAGAACTCTTTATCTTTTTTGACTTTGGGTTTATATTCTGGCGGCTGTGGTATATCTGGTCGAGGTTGTTCTGGCTGTTTAACTGGATCTGTTGGTATAAATTTGTCAGGGTGATATTCTAAAGCCTCGAATGTTGGATAACTTACAACAGGATAATCAAGCTTTGGTTTGTCAATAATATCTAAAGTTGTTGGATATTGCTCCCATGTTCTTGTTCTGGGAATATAGATTTCTTTTATCTGTATCTGTGGTATTTCAATTCTTGGAATTTCCAAGTGTGTTCACCTTTGGTGGTTCTGGTAGCTGTACAGATGGCCCTGTGAAATCTGGCATCTTATCTCCCATCACATCTGGTAACTTATTCTCCAGACTTCCCATGATTTTGTTCTTCAATGTCCTTTCAAATTCTGGGCTTTGCATATAGCGAATTGCTACATATCCAAAAGCTGCCATTGAAACTGACATTAAAAATGACAAAATAGAAATAATTTTAATAATACGGTCTAGCATTTTATGTTAAGAGAAATACTGATTAAGCTGGCTGGCCCTTTGTCTTTGATGACTTTGGCTCTAATACTGGGTCTTGCCCCTCTATACCTGTTGGCTGGGATTCTTGTTCGTTCATCTTCTTCAACAACATTTCCTGAGCCTGTATCCCGCCCTCGATCATATCAATAGCTTTAACTGTTTGCTCTAATACTTTTTCAGCCTGTTCTTTTGTAGTTTTTTGTCTTGTAAGCTCTTCTTTCCATTCAAGGATTTGCTTTTCGATTAGAGTTTTCATAATTAAACGATAGTAAGAGTTTCTCCTGACCCCACAGTAACAGTAACACCACTGTTAATTGTAAGTGGGCCAGCAGCCATAGCGTTTTTGCCGTTAGTAATAGTATAGTTCGTTGTTACAGTTTGGTCATTCTCGTAGAAACACTGATCGCTCCCCCCTCCAGTTGCTCCAGCCGATATGCCTGTTAGTGCCGAACCATCACCAGCAAAAGCTGTAGCAGTGCAAGTGCCTGTAACTGTAACCCCCGAAGTTGATGTTTCAAGTTTTTTATTTCCAGCTTCGTAAAGCTCAACAGATCCACCAGTGATAAATCTAGCTAAAGCAGCATTATTAGCACTGTCATAAAGATCAATTCTTGCTCCATTAGTAGATAAAACTAATTTACCTGTTCCACTATCTTGTAAATAAGAGTCCGACCCATCATGGTAAATAAGTAAGTCGTCACCAGTACCGAGCCTTATCTTTTCATTGTCCTCCATATCAATAGTGGAGGGAGCAATAGTTTGATCTGCTATAAGTGCAACTATCTCACTTGCAGTTTGGTCTGCTGTAGCTCCATTTTCTACATTTATTATTGTTCTTACATTTGCAGCAGATAATCCTTGTAAATTACCAGTTCCACTAGATATTCGACCTGCAATTTGGTTTTGCCCAAAGTTTTGAATTTTAGCAACAGTAACCGCATCATTAGCTATATCAGAAGTCGTAACAGATGTTAGATAACCAGCACCATTAGTTATTGCATTATTGTTTAAAGAAATATTTGCAGATCCATCAAAAGAAACACCAGCAATAGTCCTAGCAGTTGCCAATTTTGTCGCTGTGGCAGCGTTACCAGTACAAGAGCCTGACGAACCAGATGCGTTTCCAGTTACATTACCTATAAGCCCAGCACTAAAAGTGATAACTCCACTTGCGGTATCTGCCGTATCTGATCTTAATAAGGTGCCGTAATCTGATGCACCAGCAATAGTTCCTCCAATAAAGTTTCCAGAGCCGTTTATACCTTTTGATGTGCCATCAACAAAGAAACCATTATCTGCCCTTATGTATCTAGGTGTGTAGATATTTTTATTAGTTACTTGGTTTATTCGTAGCCATGTATTATCTTGACTACCAATTTCTCCTGTTCTTGTAGTTCCGTTATAGAACTGAAGATGATCTGATGTATTATTATCTGCTTTTTTAAGGTGTAATTCATGCTGTCCAGAACCATCACCTATCGTGAGAGTTCCTGTCATTGTGTCATTTGCATCTGACCTTAAAAATTGTGTGCTGTCTAAACTGTCTAAAGTCGCTGCATTACCGCCATCAGCAGAAGTTATGTATCCAGCACCATTTGTTATTGCGTTGTTGTTAAGAGATATGTTTGCTGACCCATCAAAGCTAACTCCAGCTATGGTTCGTGCATTTGCAAGGGCTGTAGCTGTAGCAGAGTTACCAGTGCAAGATCCTGATGATCCAGATGTGTTTCCAGTAACATTTCCAGTTAGGTTTCCAGAGAAAGTTGAAGTAATTGTGCCACCAGCACTGATGTTTCCATTTGAATCTATAACAAATCTATTTACTCCATTTGTTTCATCTCTTAATCTAAGAGAACCACCATTAACAACAATGGCAAAGTCATCATTAGCATTAGTATCTGTGAGAAAAATTTGTGGGGCTGCATTTGATATTGTTAAATTGCCTGTCATTGTGTCATCAGCATCTGACCTGACAAAACTTGCAGAGGATATGCCATCTAAAGTATCAGCATCAAGCCCACTTCCAGCCCCATCAACCGTTTTGATGAGTGTCAATATCTCACTGGCTGACATATCGGCAGTGGCTCCAGCTTCAATTCCATCTAATTTACTGTGATCTGCATTTGTAAAATTATTATCGGTTTGTGATGTAACAGAGAAATTTAGTTTACCCGCACTTCCACCATTGTCTGCATAAGTAACGCTAATACCTGATTCAGTATTGCTATTGACCATATTTCCCACAATGTCTTGGACTTGTTCGTTAGTTAGCTGCGTATTTGCCGTAACATATCCAGCACCATTGGTCAGTTGATTGTTATTTGTGACGTTAGTTGCACCAGCAGCAATTCCATCAAGTTTAGATTTAAGTGCATTTGTAAAATTGTTTTGAGTTAAGCCACCATCACCAACTGTTAAATTTCCTTCGTGAAATATGCTGTTAAATGTTGAGCCATCAGTAGTAAAATCAAGATCATCTTTAATACGAACTGTTGCTGCCGCTTCCTGATTTTGTAGTCTTAAATAACCATCTGAGTGCCATTGAATAAACGCTTTATTTGATGTACCTTCTTTGAATCTAATGTAAGGATTACTTGTGCCTTGAAGAACTATCTTTTCATTGTCAGATGTACCGCTGAATGTATAAGTGTCACCAACTAAATTATCACTTGTGTCTGATCTAACAAAAGCACTAGAACCAATACCATCTAGCGTGTCAGCGTCTAGCCCTGACCCTTGTCCATCTACAGTTACAAGTAATGAGAGGATTTCTTGGGCTGTTTGGTCTGCTGTTGCTCCAGCTTCGATTCCATCTAATTTGCTATGGTCTGCGTTGGTAAAGTTTTGATCTGTTTGTGAAGGTAAGTTTGTTAAATTCGATCCATCTCCATATAAAGTGTCAAAATATCCGTTTCTTACTCTTACGCTATTCGTACCAATATCAAGAAGCCCATCACCGTTATTTGGTATAAAATGACCATCACCATCTATTCTCCATCTATTTGTACCGCCTTCTCTAAAAATTATTCCACCAGTACCGCCTGATATATATAATACTTGGTTAAAAAGTTGAATCTTTCCTGTAACATCTCCTGTCCAATTACCCCCATTACCAAATCTAATATCACTACTACCTGCGATAGTTACAGCACCTGCACCACCAGAAAATGTGATGTCTTCAGTAGCTGTATCAGCGACATTTGATCTTAAAAACTCAGTATCGTTTTTTCCGTTAAAAACTTCAGCATTTAATCCGCTTCCAGCACCATCAACTGTTTTAATTAAAGTAAGAATTTCTGCTGCTGTTTGATCGGCAGTAGCTCCACTCTCAATTCCGTCTAACTTTGTACCATCAGCACCCACATCACGACCATCTACTGTTCCTGACACAGATATATTGTTTGTTACTGCGATACCACCTAAGGCATCTATTCTGTTTGTAAAATTAGCGTGACCATCTGATTCAATAGTAAAGCGGTCAACACCATTAGTCGCATCTCTAACAGTAAAGACTCCATTATTATTTCTAATCGTAAAATCATCATTATTATTTGAATCCTTAAGAAAAATCTCTGGTGCAGAATTTTCAATAGTTATATTTCCACTTAGCTGTAAATCCCCTCCCAATACTGTATTTCCATTTGCTCTGAATCTTGCAACTAACTTATCAAAAGTGTCATTAGTTTGATAATTACCACCACCAGAAATTATTGCAAAACTATCGTTAGAATCATTGTCTCTTAAAGCAACAACATGATGACCATTATTAGCTCCTTCTACTATTGTTCCAAAATTCGAACCAGATAAAAGTCCATAAATATCACTATCAGAAGCTTCTGTCCAAGACCTATGAATTTGCTCAAGATTACCACTCTCAAGTGTTAATTTACCAGTTGAACTAATATCACCTGTTACGGTAATACCATTAGTATTTATTCCAAGTCTTGTTGTTCCTGCTGGTTTGATGTTTACAGTGTCGCTTCCAGCAAAATTTATATTAGTATTGTCATCTGCATCACCTTTTATAGTATCCAGAGCAATCGTTCCAACATTAGTTATATTGTTATCACCAAAAGAAACATTGCCACTAAAAGTACCGCCAGCCAAAGGCATTTTAGTTGCTATTGAGTTTGTAACTGTTGTCGAGAAGTTTGCATCCGCACCCAAAGCATCAGATAATTCTTTTAATGTATCTAATGTTGAAGGTGCTGAATTGACTAGATTTGATACTGCTGTTCTTACATAAGCAGTCGTACTAACTTTAGTTGAGTTATCAGACTGAGCTTGGGTCGTTGCTGTTACTCCGTTGGTCAATACACCAGAGCTAGAAGTTAAGCCACCAAATAGCGTGTCTCTAGCTGCAATATCGACCCCATCAACAGTTCCTCCAAGAGTAATATTGCGTTGTACATCTAAATCTCCTTGTCCAGTAAGGCTTAATTTTTTAACGTGACTTGCACCACTTTGAGAATGGCTTATTCCAAATATTGTTCCTGTATTATCATTACTACAATCTCCTAATACAAGATGCTGCGTTGTTTGACCTTGTAAATTTTCTAGAACTGATGCGTTGCTATGTTGATTTGTAAAACCTCTAACTGAAGTTGTGCCTGTTACTTGACTAAGTTGAACATAATTATCATTAGTAATATCTCCTACCTGTACTGATTTAGAACTGTTATTTACTTTTATATCGCCAGTTGCATTTATATTTCCTGTAACACTAACTCCTGAACCACTTGTCTCAAACTTTTTACTTCCATTACTAAATAGCTCTACAGAACCATTTGGATTAAACTTTGCTAATGCTTCATTAGCACCACCAACTGTATGTCTTAATTCAATAGGGCCATTAGTTGAATTTAAATAGGTTTGTGATCCATTGTGAAATATCTCAAAATCATTACTAGCACCAATTTGAAATTTTTTATCGTCTGCTGGTATTTGGACATTACCACCAGTGGATATTTTCAATCTAACTTCTGAATTAAAATCATCAAATATTTGAAATACCCCACCTATATTAAACAATCTATAGTCAGGGTTATTATCAGTGTCATTTAATCTAAGAAATGGTGCTGTTCCTGATATTGTTAAATTACCGCCATTTACAGTTCCAGTTCCACTCGTTATAAAATTGCCATTCACATTTAAAGGTGCTTCTATATTAGTAATTCCACTAGATATTATTTGAAATCTTGTTGTACTATTTGTACTATCTACAATTCTAAAAACACCATTTTCATTTTTTATTGAAAAGTCTGAATTATTATCAGTATCAACAAAATTAATTGTTGGTACAGTTGAAGATATTTCTAAATTACCAGACATAGTAGTATCACCAGCTACTTCAAGTCCTGTTCCGTTGATTAGTTTGAAATCTGTGCTTGTAAATCTGGCAGCAATATTATTTGTACTAGCTTTTCTAAGCATAAACTCAAGTATTCCATCTTCATTACCAGCACTAGCATCATCAATTTTACCAGTAATTTTTGCATAAGGTTCAGTACTACCTTGGTCATCTCTTCCTTGAAACTTTATTTGACCTAAATAATCTGCATCTGCTGCTGAAGAACTATCTCTAAAAAGTGTTAATTCTGGTGCAGCAGAACTACCAGAATCAGTTGATGTAAGTGTAAAATTACCTGTTCCTGTAATATCTCCTGTTACGTCAAGACCTGCACCAACATTTAAATTTTGAAAAATATCTGTAGTTCCATCTGATGCAATATGTAATCTTCCAACAAGGTTTGTTCTGTCATAAACTTTAAAAGTTCCATTTTGATTCATTACATCAAAATCAGAATCATTATTACTATCAATTAATTGTATTGATGGCGTATGATGATTAACCCTTAATCGCTGACAATCAACAATTTGACCATTAAAATTGGGAGAAATTTTTGACCCAGCTATAGCTGCACTTGCGTTTATATCAGCATTTACAATAGTTCCATCTGCAATCTTGGCAGACGTTACAACCCCATTATCAATAGTAAAAGTATCACCACCGTTGCTTACAGTTATATCTCCTTTATCTCCATCCTCTAAACCAGCACCGCCACCTGATATTTCAGCTACAGATCCATTATCTTTTTTTGTAAAAATCTTACCAGAATCAGTCCGTATCGCTAATTCACCGACAACTAAATCATTAGCACTTGGGTCACTACCGCTTCCTCTCTTAAGTCTAATTGTATTTGCCATTGGTTCACCTCCCTATGATTTGATTTTAGTAGGTGCCT